AACAGGATGGTTTGGTGGTCCTTTGAGTGCTATGGAATATCAGGGGTTGACAGATGATGCTAAAAAAAGGTATAATATGTTTACACAAGAATTTAAAAGATTGGGTGGAGATATAGATAGTCAAATATATGGAACAATAGATGAAAACGGTAATTTAGTCAATAGTGATAATTATAATCAGTATTTAAATGCTATAAAAAATCAAAATGTAAGTGGTACAAATAAAATACCACCAAAAGAGGGAGATGGTTATTTAGTATCTGATGGAAAAGCATATAAGGGAACATACACTGTAAACAAAACAACAGGCGATATGCAGTTTGAAAAAGTAGGTGGTGGAACTATTATATCTTCAGGTGGTTCAGGTTTAGTTGGAGACTTAACAGGTTCAGGACAAAAAACAAAACCTGCTACAGGTCAGGACAGACCACCAGAGGAAACTAAACGAGATGCTGCTATAGCAGAAGAACAAAGAAGAAAAGCAGCAGAAAAAGCTAAAGAAGATAGATTAGCTAGAGAAGCAGAAAAAGCTAGAAAAGAAGCACAAAGATTAGCAAAAGAGGATTTAGCTAGAAAAGAAGCCGCACTACAGGAAGCTGCTAGAAAAAAAGAACAGGAGAGAATAAGAAGACAACAACAACGAGACCAAGATAAAGCAGATAGAGAAGCTAGAAGAGAAGCTGAAAAATCAAAAAGAGGAAGTTTTGATAGAGATTTTCAAAGAGATTCTAGTGGTAGAAGAAATTTTAAAAAAGGTGGTCTAATGACTAAACCTACTAAAAAGAATATGAAGCGTGGTGGATTGGCTTCAAGATAACAATTCACATAGATGGCTACTTATCCCCCAACTAATTGGCTACGATAACCCCAAAGGAGAAAACGATGGCAGAAGCTATGGTAAAGGAAGCAACACCTAAAAAAGTTGCATTTGCAAGTAAACCTAAAAATATTGAAGACAGAATTAAGAAAGATGAAGAAGAACTAAAAGAACTTCTTGATGAGAAAAAAGAAGAGGACAAAAAAGAAGAAGAAAAGAAGGTTGAAGAAAAAGAACCTGATAGTCCTGAAGAAAAAACTTTTAAAAAAAGGTATGGTGATTTAAGAAGACATACTCAACAAAAAGAAAAAGATTTTCAAAGTCAGATAGATGAATTAAGAAAACAACTATCTGATGCAACAAAAAAAGAAATGAAGTTGCCTAAGTCTGATGAAGATATAGAACAATGGGCAAAAGATTATCCTGATGTTGCAGCGATTGTAGAAACGATTGCTATGAAAAAAGCATCAGAACAAGCTAAGATACTTGAAGAAAGAATAAAATCTATAGATGAGTTAGGTGCAACTGCTGCAAAAGAGAAAGCAGAAGCAGAGTTATTAAACATACATCCTGACTTTGTAGATATTAGAGAAAGTGATGATTTTCATAATTGGGCAGAAGTACAACCTAAATGGGTACAAAATGCTTTATATGAGAATGATACAGATGCCCTCTCTGCAGCTAGAGCAATAGACCTGTATAAGAATGATAAAAATATTGGCAAACAAGAAAAGCCAAAGAGTACAGGTAAAGAAGCTGCAAAGGCTGTAAAGACTACATCAGGTACATCAGAACCACAGACAAGCGATAGTAAGTCTTATATAAAAGAGTCTGATGTGCAAAAAATGTCAGCAGAACAGTATGAGAAGATGGCAGACGAGATAATGGAATCTATTAGAAGTGGTAAGTTTATATACGATTTATCAGGTTCTGCTAGATAAAATTAAAATAAATAGTTGACAAACAATGATTTGTGTGTATAACTATGAGTGTAAAGCTGTAAATAATCCTTGTATAGCAATATACAACAACATTATGTACAGCTAATTTAGCAAATAACAAGAATATTAGACCTACTCTGTCGAGTAAAAGCCCAATTATGCCACGTACAAGTATGATTGCACCTTTGAAAAATAGACCCCTGAATAAACTAGATATTTTGCATTTGTTTGTAGTATAATTAAGGAGAAATACTATGGCGTTTAAAACAGCTGCTGGTTATGGTAATCTACCTAATGGTAATTTCTCACCTGTTATATATTCGAAACAAGTCCAACTTGCATTCAGAAAGAGTTCTGTTGTAGAAAGCATTACTAATTCTGATTACTTTGGTGAAATTTCTAATATGGGTGATACCGTTAAGATTATTAAAGAACCAGAAATCACAGTTAAGGAATATGCTCGTGGTACAATGATTCAACCACAAGACCTTGACGACGAAGACTTCAGCTTAGTTGTTGACCAAGCAAACTATTTTGCTTTTAAAATCGACGACATAGAGGAAGCACATAGTCACGTAAACTTCTCTCAACTCGCAAGTGACAGAGCAGGTTACAGACTTAAAGACCAGTATGACCAAGAAGTTCTTGGTTATCTATCAGGATTTGCACAATCCTCAATCAACTCCGTAGCGAGTTCAGCAAACTCAACTGTAAATGGTACAAAAGCTGTATCAACTGCAGGTTCTGATGAATTGCTAACAAGCATGAAGTTGAGAAAAGATAGTTTCGGTAACATCACTACTTCAAGTGCTGGAGACCATTCTATCCCACTCGCACCACGTATGCCGGGTGCTACTGCACAAGCAACTGCTACTGCTACACCATTGCAAGTTATTGCAAGAATGGGCAGACTACTAGATACACAATTTGTAGATACAGATGGTAGATGGCTTGTACTACATCCAACTTTTATCGAAGTGTTAAAAGATGAAGACTCAAGACTTCTTAATGCAGACTTCGGTGAATCAGGTGGATTAAGAGCAGGACTATCAATCGGTAAGATACATGGTTTTGATGTTTACTCATCAAACAATTTACCTGCCGTTGGAACAGGTCCGGGAACTTCAGGTTCAGCTAACCAAAACTCTAACTTTGGAGTTATCGTTGCAGGACACAGTTCTTCAGTAGCTACTGCTGAACAAATCAACAAAACAGAGTCTTACAGAGACCCTGATTCTTTT